TCATTTTTCGAGCAAGTTTCAAGTTACCGTCTGGCTCGGTAAAAAATCTATGCATAACATAGAAGTAATCGTTAAAAGCCAAGAATCTGGCAATATCCTCATTGATGACAGAGGACATATTTGACGGAACTACTGGTAGCCTAAATAACTTTCCTAAAAATTTAGCGCTAACATCTAACTCAGAGCGGCTAGTTCCTTTGAAAAAATTTGGAGCTAAACAAATATCTTGATACGAGGACATACGCTAATCATAGCGTATGTCCATAAATTTTCTACTTATTCCGAATTTTCTGCGGAAAGATATGTATGAACCGTAGAAATATAATCTTCAGCAATCGTAAGTTTTGCAGCGACCCATGATTCAGTAATTTCCATAGGAGCTTCTCCACCAGCTTCAACTAAAGCTTTAATCTGTTCAAGCTTTATAAGCATAGATGAAATGTTGATCATAGCCATTTCTACAGCCTCTTCCTGATAATCCACTGTCTCTTCGTTTTCATCTTCCATTTCTGGGGCTTCTGTAAGTGTTGGATTATCGTTCAAAAGCATTTGCTGATCATAAAGATCATCAGCTAACATAAGATCTTCTGACATTGACCCCTTCGTAACTTCAGTGACTGATTTCCCGCCTTCCCACATTCTGCAACTCCAATAACGAGCTTTCCATTTAGGACCAGGATTAGTGTCGCACTGATGTCTTGCTCTAAAGTTTTTGCGACGATCTGGATCGTCGCGCTTGATCTCCATATTGGGATCTCCAAACTTTACCATCACAACATTGCCCTTGGGGTTTTTTACATAAACTCCGAATTTCTTTTTTGAGCCTGATGGTAAACGAAAGGGCTTATTTAAAGTCTTTTTTTCAGCGTCTGTATATGTCATTTCAATTGACGCTTGAGCTTTTTTCCAAGCTTCTTTGCTGGGCCTGTCTTTCGAGCCAGGTTTAGCTGGGCGGTAGTTTTTACCCATTCTTTCTTTTTTCTTTCTTATGTTTTCCCAAAGTCCAGTTTTGCCAGCCTCGGATATTTGCTTAGAAAAATCTAGTTCCATATGTTTATTTTACACGTTTTAAACGCTTTTTCGAATGCTTTATTGGTATAAAAGGAGCTATACATAATATGATTGATAAAGCCATAAATCCGCATATAAACTTTTCAAATTGTTTAAGGTACAAAATAGAGTTTGGATCATATATGTTATGTATAACTTTTTCACAAATTATATAGCCATAAATAGAAAAAACTAAGCCTACAATTCCAAGTAATGATACCTTAATTTTAACGTTCATTTTTAACGAATTTAGCAGGGTTTTTAGATACGCTTTTTGCTAAATTAATTAAGGCATCTATTATTTCTGGGCTTACTACTCCAACTACTCCATATGTTATTGCTTTTGTAATTGAGCTTATATCCATTTGCTCAACAATAAACCAAGCGATTGTTGATGTTATTGAGGCTACAATAATTTTTCTTAAATAATCAGTCCAGTTGCCCTTTTTTAGGGGATTTGAAATTAGTCTAGCCAGCATTCCTGCTGCACCAATTATCGAAACCATCCATCCACTTTCCAAAAACAATTTTAATAAATCTTTGTCCTCTGACATATTAAAATTTACACAAAAAATGTCAATTATTTTAAATAAAAAACGTTTCCCCCTCCCCTTTCTCCCTCCTTTCTTTCCCCCTTTTTCCCCCCCTCAGACTCCCCCCCTATATCCCCCAAACTATCCTCCCACTTTCCCCACCCCCTTCTTTAATAAAAATACTTCGTATTTTTATTGCGCTCTGCGCGATTTTGTGGAAAACCACTTGACAAGTTTTAGAATCTGTGCCAAATTAAAAGTATGGATCAATTATCTTTCAAAGTTTTAAAAAATGGCAACGAGAACAATCTCATCGCTCCAGCTATTGGTGATGCTGGTTGGGATCTGATTGCCAATTCAGATCCAGAAATTGTATATTCTGACGATAAGAAAAAGAATATATTATACATCGAATATGATACTGGAGTTACAGTTCAACCTCCGCAAGGATTCTTTACTTTACTGTTTCCAAGATCCAGCATAAGCAAATATGAGTTAGCGCTATGTAATTCTGTTGGAGTTATAGATTCTGGTTATAGAAATTCTATAAAACTCCGCTTCCGCTTTCTTGGAAAGCGTTTTTCAAAAAATTCATTGATTTATAAAAAGGGCGATAAGATAGGGCAGTTAATTTTCACACCTATGTTTTCTGTATCGGCTCATCAAACAGAGTCTTTAGATTCATCTGAAAGAGGAAATGGCGGGTTTGGAAGTACTGGATCATGAAGCTAATTCCAGAAAAAATGGACGATATCTCCCTGATTGAGGAGGTTAGGCATTCAGGGAACAATTCTTGTTTTCAAGAAATAGTGAATCGCCATTCTGGAATCTATCTTCAAATGGTTCATAACTATGCGCCAAAATATCATTCAATAGATAATACTGCTGATTTAATTGATAGCAAAGAATATCATATTTTCGCGGCAATTAAAAACTTTGACGAAACTAGAAATATAAAATTTTCAACATATCTTGGCAACCACACAAAATGGTTATGTTTAAACTCCGCAAATAAAAGAGTCCACGATTCAATTGACGAAAATTATGACTGTGTTTTTGAATCTGAAGAAAAAGAAGAGAGTGATGGTCAAAAAACTTTGAATGAAGTTTTTTCAGAAATTCAAACTTTCGAAGATAAAAGAGTCGAAAAAATATTTCAAATGAGATATTTAAATGGAAAAAATAAGTTGACTCCTTGGAGAAAAATCGCAAAAGAGCTTGACTTATCGATTCAAGGGTGTATAAACATACACAATTCAGCATTCAAAAAGCTTAAGAAAAACCTAATTAAAAATTATGATTAACGTAGTAGCACTGGCAGGTAATGTAGTTGCCGATCCAACGATTCGCGCAACAAACTCCGGGAAGAAGGTTTCGACTTTCCGTTTGGCCGTCAACAATCCACTCAGCGAAAAGGAAGTTCTTTTTATCGACGTGGATACTTGGGAAAAGCAAGCTGACTTCGTCGAGAAGTATGTAAAAAAGGGAAGCTTGGTATCAGTAGTCGGTAGACTGAAGCAAGATACTTGGGAGAAGGATGGCCAGAAGCGTTCTTCGATTTCAGTCATCACTGAGCGTTTGAACTTTGTAAACTCTGGCAAGAAAAAGCCAGATTCAGAGTCCGAAGATTCTGGAGATGAGGCTCCAGCCTCAAAACCAACTGCAAGAGCGCCACAAAAGAGCTTTTCCAAAGCCCCTGCAAAGGCTGCTCCAGCTGAAGCTGACGACGAAATTCCAATTTGATGAAAATCATCCTTGAAGCTCCATTAAATCAACTTTCTCTTGGAAATGTTACATATAACTTTCTAAAAGAATTTTATAAAATATGCCAAAAAGATTCGTCTTTTTCTTTTATTTATTATCCGATTTCAAACCCAGAACTTACCAGTTTTGATCGCGCCTCGGATGATTTTAAAAAATGGCTTAAATCTTCAATAGATAATAGATTTAAGTCTATTTCAAAAGACTTTATAACACTAAAAAATTGGCATATTAATGGAGCTGAGAGGAGAATTACGCCTAGGCAAGTTCTTTTTACATATTACGAACTTGATGAGCCAACTGTTGCAGAAAGAGCAATAGTTGGCCTTCAAGACTCTACAATATTTTCAAGCTCGTATGCTGCTAGAAGTTTTGCTCACACAGGTATTGGTAAAGTTTATTCTGTTCCACTCGGGCTAGATGACGACGTTTACAAGTTGAACAAAAATTACCTAGAAGGTAAGATTAATTTCTTGCTCATGGGTAAGTATGAAAAAAGAAAGCATACTGATAAAATTTTAAGAACTTGGATTAAAAAATTTGGAAATAATCCAAAGTATCAACTTACCTGTTCTATAACTAATGTTTTCTTTGACAAAGAATTGATGAAAAGGCTTGTTTCAACTTATAGGAGTATGGCGTGGAACATTAACTTCCTTCCGTTCGTGTCCACAAATTCAGAAGTTAATGATATTCTAAATTCAGCTGATATTGATATTAGTGGACTATCTGGCGCTGAAGGCTGGGGTTTGCCAGCATTTAATGCCACTTGCCTAGGAAAGTGGAGTGTAGTTTTAAACGCCACTAGCCATAAAGATTGGGCTACTAAAGAGAATTCAATTTTAATTGAACCACTGAATAAGATCCCATGCTATGACGGCACCTTTTTTAAACAAGGGTCTGACTTCAACCAAGGATCAATTTATGATTTTGATGAAGACCAAGCTGTTGTAGGTATGGAAAAAGCAGTAAATTTGGCTGAAAATAAAATAGTAAATACGGAAGGTCTAAAACTGGGACAAAAATTTACCTATGAAAATA